AAGAACCTGCAGATTATGCTATTAATAAACTAGTGGGTTGGAGTTATGGATTTCATCATAAGAATAGTATTAGAATTGGATGGAGACCTTCTATTGATAGAAAAAATTGGATTGAACTTCATCTATACATATATGAAAGAGGAGGAAGAAGACAGCATTATATAGATCTAATTGAGTGCAATACAGAGAATAAAATTGATGTTACATATCATCCTGATAAATCTAGAATTACTTATAGTCTGTATAGAGCTATTGTAATAAGCAATGGTATGATGAATGCTAAACTTAAAACTTCTTGGTGGGGGTATTATCTTTTTCCTTATTTCGGAGGTACCAAAACAGCAGCTGTAGATACACGCATAAATCTTGAGCTTTTATGATTGAAGAACGAATAATTCCTACTTGGGAAAAAGGGCAGTGGAGTATGACTACCTTTAAAACTAGAGAGGAGTTTGTTGCATTTCTAGAACCTTTATTTAAAGAACCAGGTAAGTATGAGTTTGATGAGACTTCTTTTATATTTAATGAGCAAGCTCAGTTATTTGATAAACATAAGTTTTATTGTGTTCATCCTAAAGGAACTAAAGATTATATTACCTATTGGGATGATCAGAAGTATAAGAATCGTAATGGTGCCATCTTTAAAAGTGGATCTAAAACCTGGTATATTCCTAGAGACTATTACATGTGGCTTAATTTTCTTCCTATTTACAATAAGGAAATTAATAAGTTTGGTTTTGCTAAAGTACGGGATGCTCAGTACCATATGGCTTTATATGAGATTTTAGCTGAATTAACCTATAATCATGCTGCTATTCTTAAGAAACGTCAGATAGCTTCCAGTTACTTCCACTGTGCTAAGCTTATTAATCAACTTTGGTTTGAAGAAGGAGTTACTCTAAAAATTGGAGCATCTCTTAAGGATCATATTAATGAGAAAAATACTTGGAAATTCTTTGTAGAATATAAGAACTTTCTAGATACCCACACTGCGTGGTACAGGCCAATGACTCCTAGTAAGATGCATGCATGGCAGCAGCAGATTGAGACCCGGCTAAATGGTAAGAAACATCTAAGAGGTCTTAAGGGATCTCTATTAGGAATGTCATTTGAGAAGAATGCCACCCAAGGTGTTGGAGGTCCGTGTAAATATTTCTTTCATGAAGAAGCAGGGATTGCTTCTAAGATGAGTGAGACCTATGAATATCTAAGACCTGCTTTAACATCTGGATTTATTACAACTGGTATGTTTATAGCTGCTGGATCTGTAGGTGACCTAGATCAGTGTGAACCTCTTAAAGTTCTAATCTCTCGTCCCCAAGAAAATGGAATATATGCAGTTGATACCAATCTTCTTGATGAGAAAGGAACAATTGGTAAAAGTGGTTTATTCATTCCAGAGCAATGGTCTATGCCTCCATACATTGATGACTTTGGTAATTCTTTAGTAGAAGAAGCTCTTATTGCTTTAAACCTGAAATTTGCAGAATGGAAGAGAGATCTTGAACCAGCTACATATCAACTTCGAATATCACAACGTCCTAGAAATATTGCTGAAGCTTTTGCTCATAGAAAGCTATCTAAGTTTCCTCAACATCTAGTAGCAGCTCAGATGCGAAGAATTGAAGAAAAGACTTATGGACAAGAGCTTATAGAGCTCTACAGAGATGCAGAAGGAAAGCTTAAAAATCGTCCTAGTAATAAAGTTCCAATAAATGAGTTTCCTATAACTAAGAATACTACAGATAAAGAAGGAGTCATCCAGGTATGGGAAAGACCTATGAAAGATCCAGAGTTTGGATCCTATTATGCATCAATTGACCCTGTAGGAGAAGGAAAAACTACCACTTCAGAATCTCTTTGTTCTATTTATGTTATGAAAATGGCAGTAGAGATTACTCGAATTACAAATGAAGAAGTTGAAAATTTCATAGAAAGAGACAAGATAGTAGCATGTTGGACTGGTAGATTTGATGATCTCCGTAAAACTCATGATAGATTATGCATGCTTATTGAATGGTATAATGCTCGTACTGTAGTAGAGAACAATATCTCTTTGTTTATTCAATATATGATTGCAGAGCGTAAACAAAAGTATCTAGTTCCTAAAAATCAGATTGTCTTTCTTAAGGATTTAGGAGCTAATAAAAACGTGTTCCAAGAGTATGGTTGGAAGAATACTGGTAGATTGTTCAAGGATCATCTTCTAAACTACGGTATAGAATATCTATCTGAAGTGCTTGATACTGTTACTAAAGAAGATGGGACTATTGTAAAGACTCATTATGGAATAGAAAGAATTCCGGATATGATGATCATGAAAGAGATGCAAGCTTATCAAGAAGGTGTTAACGTGGATAGATTAGTATCTTTTTGTGCTCTTGTAGGCTTTGCAACAATGCAGCAATCTAATCTTGGACTTAAGAAGAGAATAGAAGAACCAAACAAAAAATTGCATAAGTCAGAAGATTTTAGTAAATTAGGTTACAACCCTTTCCGTCATATGGGAAGTAATGGAAAAAAATCAACAGGAATGAAACTACCTAGAAATCCTTTCAAAAATTTAAGATAAATGGAAATTTTAAATGCAATGGACCTTAAAAAAGGTAAGAAAGCTGAAACCAATAGAATGGGGACGCTTAATCAGCCTTTACAGTTCATACCAAAGAAAGAAAAGGATGAAGCTTGGACTGCCTGGAATATGGACTGGTTAGAGTGGGAAGGACTTAAACAAGTTCGTAGGAATGCTAGGCGTTTGATGAAGAACTACAAGCTGGCTAAAGGAATCATTGATAAGAGAGATTATATTGTAGAAGATGATACTGAGTACAAGGATTTAGTTGATGTACTTACTAAGGAAGATGATAGTGCTCTAGAGCTTAAATTCTATCCAATTATCCCTAATGTTATTAATACTCTAGTTGCAGAGTTTGCAAAGCGTAATACATCTGTAACCTTCAGGGCCACAGATGAACGCTCTTATAATGAGATGCTTGAGATGAAAAGATCAGAGCTAGAAGAGGCTCTTGTATTCGATGCTCAGCAAAAGATGACTATTAAGCTTTTAGAGGCTGGTATGGATCCAGAGTCTGAAGAATTTCAACAGGAGATGAATCCTGAAAAAATTAAGTCTCTACCCGAAATTGAAAAATTCTTCAGTAAGAGTTATCGCTCTATGGTTGAACAGTGGGCAGAACATCAATTAAAAGCTGACACTGCAAGATTTGCTATGGAAGAACTTGAGGAGAGAGGTTTCCGAGATTCTTTAATTACAGATCGAGAGTTTTGGCATTTTAAGATGATGGAAGATGATTATAATGTAGAACTATGGAATCCAGTTCTTACCTTCTATCATAAATCTCCAGATATTAGATATGCAGCTGATGGGACGTATATTGGTAAATTTGATATGTTAACCATAGCTGATGTAATTGATGCTTATGGTTGGTTAATGACTGAGGATCAATTAGCTAGTCTTGAGATTCTCTATCCTGTAAGATCTGCAGGTATTGCTCTTGAGGGATATCAGAATGATGGTTCTCGTTATGATGCTACCAAATCTCATGCATGGAATACTAATCCTCCTTCTTTACAATACCGTCAGTTTACATCCATGTGGGATAATGCTAGTCAAGGTGGAGATATAGTTAATTGGATAATGTCAGAATCCGAAGATTATTTTGACCTTGGTATGAGTGATCTTCTTCGTGTAACTACTGCTTATTGGAAGTCCCAGCGTAGATTAGGTCATCTTACTAAGATTGATGATATGGGTAATATCTTCCAGGATATTATAACTGAAAATTATGTTGTAACAGATAAACCTGTTTATGATACAGAACTATTCAAAAACAAGACAAAAGAGAATCTTTTCTTTGGTGAGCATATTGATTGGATTTATGTAAATCAGGTATATGGTGGATTAAAGATTGGACCTCATCGACCAGGATACTGGGGCACTAACAATTCAGGAGGCCCTCAACCTATCTATTTAGGTATTAATCAGAATAAGATAGGACCACTTAAGTTTCAATTCCGTGGAGAAAATTCTCTTTATGGATGTAAGCTACCTGTAGAAGGAGCAGTCTTCTCCGATCGTAATACTAGATCTAGTTCAT